TGGAGATGTGGTATGATGAGACTCCACAAAGATTAGGAAATGGTTCAGGAACAACGACCACTACAACATTTTTATCTAATAACGCTCCTGAAGTTTTATTATTTGGAACTTTATCGGAAGCTTTTTCCTACTTGAAAAACCCACAGGATATGCAATTATACGAAGGTAAGTACCAAGTAGCTCTGCAAGATTTTGCACAAGAGCAAATGGGTCGTAAACGTAGGGATGAGTATCAAAATGGTGTGTTACGCATTCCGATGAAATCGCTAACACCATAAGGGAGTAACTAAAAATGGCAATAAATCAAGCAGTCTGTGCTTCATTTAAAAAAGAACTGTTAGCAGGCGATCATGACATTGATAACGATACAATCAATCTCGCTCTGTACACAAACTCTGTAACTTTAAATGGAAACACAACAGCCTATTCCGCAACAAACGAAGTAGGTAATTCAGGAACATACGCAGCGGGTGGTATAACTTTAACAAGTCCAACCATTGGCTTAACAGCGACTAGTGCAACAGCTTCAACAGCATTTGTTGACTTTGCAAACGCAAGTTTTACATCAGCAACAATATCTGCTCAAGCAGCTTTGATCTATAATAGATCTGCAGCTAATACTAATGCAGCTATTTGTGTTCTTGATTTCGGAAGTGTTAAAACATCAACAAACGGTACATTCACAATCGCATTCCCAACCAAT